TGTTTTGTTTTACCATAACTTTTTTCTTTGCTTCTATGTGTATAAAAGGTTTACATTTTTTAATTAAGTTTTTTGCACCTTCTACTACTTCTATTTCATATCCTTCAGCGTCTATTTTAATATAATCTATGTTAGGCAAATTAAAGGTGTCTATTGTTTTTACCTCTATTTCTAAATTACCTTTATCGCTTGCGTGTGTATTACCTGTTTCTTTAGGATCATTCCCTTCATTTTCAATTTGAGCTAATCTAAATTTGCGTTCAGCATCTTTCTTAACTAAATCTCTATATTCATCATATTCGTCTTCACTAAAGTGGAATATATTTTCATATATCCAATCTGATGGGATTATTTGACTATCTATCATTGATTGAGCTAATGTCATTTTTTCTGTCATTAACGCTACTCTTTCTTGATCGTATATGATTGATGGAGTTGTCATGGAAAGTTCAAAATTTGTTAAACTTTCATCTTTGTATCCTTGTGTGTATAAGTGAACTAATGCTATCTTTTGTAATTCAGATACCATAATTCTTTGAATTCTTTCTATTGTACGAGCAAATCTAATATCTTGTGCTGCTAGTGTGGCTTTACCTTCTACGTTTTCTTCATATCCAATAAATGCTTTAGGAACTTTTAAAGCAGCAAATAATTTATCTCTTAAATATTCTACGTCAGCTATTCCATCATAATTTAATCCTGGTGTAGTATCTATTTTAGTTGCTGTATCATTTCCTCTGATAGGAATATAAAAATCTTCTAACATGTTTTGCATGTTGTATTTCAAATTGTACTCTCCTGTTTGAGGATCCATGTATGGAGTACGTTTCATTTTTGAAATGGTTTTTTGCATGAAATTTTCTACTTCTGCAGGAGGAATATTACCTACGTTTACATAAAAAATTCGCTTTTCAGGCGCTCTTACTATTCTATGTATCAACATCGCATCTTCCATTAGAACGTATTGTTTAAACAATTTACGCGCTGGTTCTATATATGATCTACCATATGGAAGAAAATTTGTATCTGTAAGTAATCTGAAATGAGCCATTTCATAATTATCAAATATAATAGCATTTTGATTTATGTCTCCTGCATTTGGAACATTGTAATAACCATAACCACCTGCTGAAACTCCATTTGGATTAAATGCATATTGAATGTCAGATGGATTATCTGGATCTTGTCCTTCTAATCTTTCAATGTGAAATGCATTGTAAGGTATAACATTGTAAACACCAAAATTTTCTGCTATTTCTAGTTTAAGAAAGAAATCTCCATATTTACACATATTTCTAACCCAAGGCCATAAATTAAATTCTACGTTTAATACATCGTAAAATAAATTATATAATATTTTTTGAATATTTTCATCTGAACTTCTAATTTGAAGTACTTCACCCATATCATTTTTAAGAGTACTTTCATCAGCTATAATATCTAAAGCAGAAGCTATGATAGCATCTGTATCCATAGAATCATATTCTGAGTATAGTTGGGGTCTTAATGTTTGATAGTTAAAATTACTTTGATAACCATATAATGAGGTAGGTGATGTTGAGTATAACCTATTAAATCTATCTACTAAAGAGTTATTTTCATATTCTCCAGATTGTTGGATTTTGTTTATATCCATTACCCTAAGCTGATTGCCGCCTTGGTTACGGATTATTACATCTGTTGAGAATAATCTTTTAAGTCTTGAAAATAATCTTGTATCTGCCATAACGTATATATTATATAAATATTATAAAAGCCAGCTAATGTCCTCTTCTCCGCCAGAGTAGGGATTATCTATTTTATAAGGGTTTTTATTTGTTGTAGGAGTATAAGCTCCTATGTGTTTTGTATTATTAGAGCTTATATTACTTAACATACTTTTTGTTAAATCTACCCCATGTTGTTTAAATTTAAATGCTGTGTCTCTCATGTACATTGCTATACCAAAAGACATTACTAAATCATCATTGTATCCTTGTTGTGCTTCAGGTTTACCATTTCTCCAAATAAAAGTTCTCATTTCTTCTAATAATCTTTTACTTTGTAATGTAACACCTTTATCACTTAAATATTCTTGAAATTTACTTATCACCATAGGTCTAACTCTTGATGACATTGTAAATCCAGGTACCATTTTTGATGTATCCATATATTGGTCAAAATACGAATCAGCTCTTACTTCTCCACTCTTGGGTGAATAATAAAGGTTATTATAGCCTCTATCTATTACTGTTTGGATTGTAGACCAACCTATACTATTGTTTTCTATTACTAATAGTGCTTCATTGTATTCTGTAGCTATACCTACTAATAAATGTCCATATTCTTTTGTACCTAATTGACCTTTATATTCAGCCACTTGCACATTGTTTTCCACATCAATAATATGAAATGCAGAATGATCTTTCCCATCCCCACGAGCAACATCAGCAACCACCATATAAGTTCTTGAATAGTCACATGGTTCCCAAACCCATAAATTACGATCAGCTCCCCTACGCTCGAGAGGTTCTTTAATGTATGTTTTTTCATAAAATTCCATATATTCAGGATAAAATACTACATCACCAGAAGTACTAAAATCACAATCACATTCTTGTGCTGCCATTCTAGGATCACCTAGTAATTCATCTTGTCTATCTCTCCATGCTTGATCCCTTTCTGGGTGTACAAACCATGGAAGTTTAATTGGTAAGAAATCGTTTTCTTTGTTTTCTGCTCTTACCCATGTTTGATGAAACCAATTTCCTGTACCATAGGGTGTTGATATTGCTATACAACCACCACCAGTGGCTAGGGTTTGTTGTGCTGAAGCCCAAATTTCTCCAATGTTTTCAATAAATGCAGCTTCATCTATTATTAGAATTGATACTGCTTCTGATCTACCTGCATCTGAGGCAGCTGAAGTAGCTTTAATTTGGGATCCGTTTTTTAAACGTAAATTTAATTTATTGTTTTCTGATGCATCTACTTTAAGCCATGAAGGTAAATTTTCGTACATGAATTTTACCTTTGTAACCATATTTTTAGCTGTCTCTTGCTTAGTTGCAATACATAAAATATTTTTATCTTTATGAAATAACATTGTCCATAAAGAGTAACCTGCTGAAAGTGTTGATATACCTAATTGTCTTGACTTTAAAACTATAGAATAAGGGTTATCTCTAAATAGAGTTAACATTTTTTCTTGAAAAGGAAATAGGGAAAATTGTATTCTACCTCTTTGAGGATGCTGTATAAAACAGTATTTTTTCATAAAATGTATTGGATCTGCAGCACATTTTAAATATTCTTGTCTTATAACCTTTTTAATATCACTCATTTATAATAACGCTAGTAATGTTAATATGGGTAATATAATGGAACTTGTGAACCCAGTCAACTTAAGTAGTTTTTGTTTTCGGATTTCTTTCTTTTGTTGTTTAATAGTATCTTCTTTTAATACTATTTCACTTTTTAAATTGTCTAATATTTGTTGAAAATTATCTATTTGTGTTTGTTGATTATCGTTTTTTTCAACTAATTTAAATATAATATCTTTTTGGATTTCAATTTTACTTGTGTTTAATGAATCTTGTTCTTTATATACTGTTAATAAACTATCAACAACCTCATACTCTAGTAAATCATTTAAAATGACTCTAGCGTCTTCAAGATGCATTATTACCAAAGTATCTCCGTTTGAATTAACGGTTTCCTTTATTTCTCCTCTTGAGATAGTCTGAGAATGTATTGGTAATATCATCGCTATCCATATTAGTAACGATAGTAGATATTTCATTTCTTTTATTTTCTAATACCGAAAGTTTTTCTTCGGTTTGTTTTAATATAACTTCTGTGCTGTCTATGGCATAGAGCATAACTGTAATTTCTTCTTGTAATCTTAAGTTGATTTGGTTTATACTATCGTTTGATAGTAAAAGTTTTTGATTTTCTTGTTTTAGAACATCAATTTCAGTCTCGTATGTTTCTATTGGTGTTGATGGTCTGGATAAAATACTAAAAATAAGAGCAACCGCAAGAACTAATATGAAAACTATTTTTATATCTTTAAAGAGACTTTTCAAGTTTTTTCTTTTCAGCTGTCATATCTTTCAGCTCGTCTTTAATCTTTTCTTTAGCTTCACCTTCAGCTGCTTTGAATTCTTTAGCTTTGTCTTTCATTTTAGCTGTTAGTTTTTGAAGTTTATTTGATATAGTAGCTACAGAATCTTTTTTCTTTAATTCAGCTGATGTTGGTTCTTCATCTTCTTTGATGTTTTTCTCATCTTCCTTTTTACCTATAGCAGCTAATTTTCTAAGTGGTTCTTCTTTTCCTCCACCTCTTTTAGCTTGTTGGAGTTTATCTTCTCTTTCTTCATCAGACATTGCTTCTGATAATATAGATTTAATTTCTGCTTTGATTGATTCTTTAAGTTCAGATTTTTTCATTGTAAAGTATTTGTTATACATATTGTGGAGAAAGTGTCTCCTGTATTACTTTAATGCGCTCTTCTGTTGTTCCTTTAATCTCAACAAATCTTTTCATTCGATGTTTATATCTATTAATATAAATTTTCATTGTAAAATCTATTAAATCTCTATATTCAGCATCTGTTTCTCTAACTCCATTATCTTCTATATCTACACCTTCAGGTGAAACATAAAATATACAATCGTATTCATTAATAAGTTGTGAAGCAAGTTTTTCAAAAGCATCTGATTGATAAAATGGGATTGATTGGGCTACTCTTGCAAAAGTCATAACATCTATAACAGTTCTATCTGTTATAATATTTTCTTGCATTAGTTCTGCTGCTCGTTCTGATAGAAATATTGTTTGACCCTTTAATGTAGAATCTGTATTTAATGGAATACCTAAATCTCTTAGATATTTTGAACGTTCAGTTCTACATTCATAATTTTTAAATTCAGGTAATTCTTTTAATGCATTTACTAGCGTTGTTTTACCTACTGACATTGTACCACAAAAACCTATTTTCATAATTAAAATCTTGCTACGGCTTTCATTGATGGATTTTTATACCAAGGTAAGCCTTCTTTTTCTTGTTGATATTCTTTAAATTCTTCTTTTGTTTTTTCAAAACCATATAAGTAATACTTTTTAGTAACACTTCTATCTCCTGCTGTAACTGGTTCTATTGCAGGTCCATCTGGATTATGATGTTTCCAATTTGGTTGGCCTTGTTCTTTAAATAAGTGGTGGATTGCATCCCCAACTCTTATTCTTTTATATTCGTAAATTTTTTCTTTTGCCATAACTATTTTTGATGTAATAT